TGCAATAAAAAATCTTGCTGTAAGAGAGGGAGTGCTCCTATCTGACATCTTCGGCGAGCCAAAACCCCATACCCACCACAGAGAGCCGGAGCAAGCGCCGGAGAACAGCCAACCTGCCCGGCCGGATAACGCCGGGCAGCGGGTTGAGGATGCCGCATGATTTATCACAGCCGTCGCCCTGCTATCGCCATTAGCGCTCCGTTCACCGGGCGGCCGGCTGCGGCCCTTTTCGACCGCATGGCAGACAGCGGCAATTGTCTGCTTCATTTTTTTCTTTCCTGTAGCCGCCAGCCACTGGCGGCGCTTTTTCTCCATAGGTGATTTATGCCGCGCGATATTCCGAAGACGATCCGATTCAGCGAAGAGGTTTACGACGCGCTGGTTCAGGCGGCAAAGGCCGACAGGCGCCCTGTGGCGACGCTGGCGGAAATACTGATCGAGGACTGGTTGGTGCAGCATGGATGGCTCCGAGACGATGACAGAAGTTTAAGCAATCCATAAGTTATTTGAAGATTGCATGAGCATCTATCTGAAAATTATTAATTTTTGTGAGGTAAATATGGGGTTCAGCGTTGATTTGCTGGCTTTGGTCTGGATCGGCGCGATATACCTCGTCTGCCGGCTGGCCGCGTTCAATAATTTTGGAGACGACGAATGAAACGATTGATGTGTGTTGTGGCTGTGTTGATGGCCAATCCTGCCGGCGCCGCGCCTGAGGGCATGGCGTTTAATGCGTTGGATAGAGACGATCCGTTGCATGCGGAATATCAGCGCAATTTGTGCGTCGATACGGCCGAGCAGGCGGCGCGGTTCCGGTCTGCAAAGTGGTGGTTGGATCACCTCGATCCTAAGATGGCATCGATGTCGCCGGAGTCGAGAGAGGCCTGGGTTGCGGATTACGTGATAACGACGCGCCTGAGCGACGACTTGCAGGCGCGGTTCGACGCGAATTGCAGGTAGCGGCATGATCGTTGGATTGGCCGGGAAAAAACGAGTTGGTAAATCCACGGCGGCGAGATGGCTGGCCGATAAAGGCTTTGTCCGCATGTCTTATGCCGATGGCATGAAGCGGATGGCGCGCGCGGTGTCGATAGGCTGCGGGCTGTCCGAGGATCAGGTTGCGCATTACATGGAGCATAAAGAAGAGGTGATGCCAGTTGTCGGCGTGACGATGCGACACTTTTTGCAGTCGCTGGGCACCGACTGGGGCAGGCGGATGATCAACCCTGATATTTGGGTGATGGCAGCCGCGGTGCGCCTGGATACGTTGCAGCAGACAGGGTGTCACGCCGATATTGTCGTTGAGGATGTGCGCTTCGAGAACGAGGCGGCGGATATTCGCCGGCGCGGCGGCATGATCATTCACATCGAGCGCAACACCGGGTTGTCTGATCCGCATGAATCAGAGGCTGGGATATCGTTTCGCAGCGGCGATGTGTTGATCTACAACAGCGAAATCAGCATGGAGGTTTTCCGCCTGATCTTACTGTCTGCAGCGGGCGCTTTGTAGCGATGTGGAACAAGAATAGGCGACCGATGAACCCAACCGGGTGTGGCAATCATGCCTGCCCTATTCGGGTGGGATGCGATCGGGCGAATACGCGTAAGTTCCATTTTACGAATATGTTCCATCCAAGTCGGTTGGCTGATGGGCGGGTTTCGTGCGCGATGCGCATCGAGGTGAAGCGTGGTTGATGTGATGTTGTGTGGCAAGGTGTCGCGCGGTTCCGTGGGTGGTGGGTTATGAGCGCCGGGGTCGACATTTTTTCGATTATGCCGGTTGAGATTTTTGCTGACGATAGGCTTACAAAAACCGATTTGCGCGTATTAGGGGCAATTCTGTCGTTTCGCAACAAAACCACAAACCTATGCTGTCCGCGCCGCGAGGCAATAGCTGAGCGCACTGGGCTGCCGATTTGCAAAATATCGACTGCAACAACCCATCTTGTCGAGTTGGGCTGGCTTGAAAAATCAGGGAACGGCGGGCGTTCCAGTCCTTCCCATTATGATTTTAGGCTGCCCGATAAATTTGATGCAAAAGTTACCGAACCGGCAAGCGGTTCACAAGGGAAAACCGTTACTGAATCAGTAACCGTTACCGATTCAGTAACGGTTACCGAATCGGTAACTAAAACGGTTACCGATTCGGTAAGGGGCAAAGAACAGACAAGGGAACAGAGAAAAGAATCTCCTTACGGAGATTCCAAAAAATCCGGCGAACGCAACGGCGAGCGGTTTTTGCTGGAAGCTCTGCCGGATGACTGGCGAGCGTTTTGTCGCGCCGAGCGTCCGGAGCTGAATCCGGATATTGTGTTTCCCCGGTTTCGCGATCACTGGATCGCTCAGCCGGGTGCAAAGGGTAGAAAACTGGACTGGTTCGCGACGTGGCGGAACTGGGTGAGAAACGAGAAGAGGATTGGCAATGGATCACATCAGCAATCTGGTCAGCAGAGAAAATTATCAGCCGTCGAGCTTGTCCAGCAGGCCTCTCGACGTTACGAGGACGCCGAACGCCGACGCGACGAGAAGATTGTCGGACCGGCTGATTAACCGCATCTGGGAAAAAATGTCGGCGATTTACGGGCATCGCTGGGTCAGCGCCTATGGGGTGCATGTGGACGAATCGGGGCAGTTGAGCGGCGCGGCGGAAACATGGTCGCAGGGGTTGGCCGGATTGAGTCGCGAGCAGTTGCAGCACGGGTTTGATGCATTGCTGAAAGCCCGGCTTGAGTGGCCGCCTACCTTGCCTGAGTTTCTGGATTTGTGCTCGGCAGGTGCTGATGTTCCGGATTTGGCGGCTGCGGTTCGCATGCTGGCGAATGCGGCAAGCCGTGAGGGGTCGCTGGTTGATCGCTATCGACATCCGCTGGTTTTGGCTGTTGCGCGGGAGGTGGATATGCATGCGCTGCGGACAGCCTCGACGGATCGGGCGTTCCGGATTGTCGGGCCGGTGTACAAGCGGATGGTAGCTGATGGCTGGCCTGAATGGCCTGAGCATGCGCATGAGCGGCCGAAGGCGTTGGCGTATCAGCGGCCGGTAAACCTGGATGCGGCGCGTGCTGGAATTGCGGGTATGCGGTCGGCATTGGGCGGGGCGCTGGCATGAGCGGGTCATCGGCGAGTTCAATCGTGGAGCTGTCGCGATCGCGGTCGCGCTATCACGATCAAGATGCTTTGCTGCGTGGGTTTGCGTCGTTGCCGGCAAGTACAGCCAAGGAGGTCGCTGTCGAGGTGCTGGATTGGCGGTACGAGCAGTACGCGAATGCGCCGAAGCGGGCGCACGATCTGCATTTGCTGGGGTATCTGGAGCGACTGGATGGGCGTGAGTGTCGGCATACCGGAAAAGTGGCGCACACGTACCGGGTGACTGAAGCGGGTGTGGTGCATTTGCGCAGGATGGGGGTTGATGTGTCTATGCCTGCGGCTAAGCAGCCGGCGTTGAACGATGCGGCGGCCACTGATCCAGCCGCCTGCATCTCGGCTCTGCGCGGCCTCTTGGGTCCCTCCTAGCCAATGCCCATATGCGGGTACAAAGGCTCGCGGAAATATTGAGTTTTTGGGGCTCTATGGGTCTCAACTGATATTTGATATTTACTCGTAACTTATTGTTTTTATAACTCAATTTAACTGATTTTATTATTCGATGGCGGCTGAAGTCGTATCACAAACAGAGTGGTTCAGCTGGTCCCTTAACCAATTGGCCAGGGAGTTTGGCATCGCGCGGGAGACGGTCCAGGCCAGGCTAAGAGCCTGTGATGTCAAGCCGTCTGGCGATCGCCGCGGCTTCCCGGTTTACAGGGTAAGCGAAGCCGCCAAGGCGATCTTGATCCAGCCGCAATCGATCGGCGTCGCGATGAACGATCCGGACCGCATGACCCCGAAGGAGCGCGCCGACTGGTACAAGTCCGAAAACGAGCGTTTGAAATACGAACGCGACTCCGGCATCGCTGTTGAATCAACCGCCGCCCGTGAGCAAATGGCCATCATCGCCAAAACAGGCCTACAAGTGCTCGAGACATTGCCTGACATCCTGGAGCGCGACTTCGCCTTGGAAAGCAAAATCATCTCCAGCGTAGAAGCAAAGATCGACGTGCTGCGCGACCAATGGGCGAACTTGATCGAAGAGGCGCAACTGTGACCGCCGCAGCCCAGATCCGTCGCGATATTGCCAAGATGGTCCGCCCGCCTGAGCGCATCAGCGTCGTCGAAGCGGCGAAGCGCTACGTCAACGTCCGCACGGCCAGCGGCGGCGTTGCGCCTTGGGACCCGGATCTGACGCCCTACATGGTCGAGCCGATGAACTGCCTGGTCAGCCGCGACTATGACGCGGTCATTTTCGTTGGGC